TAACTGATACACCATTATCACTGGAAAACAGGTTTTTTGACACTGAAGCTCCAGCGAAATCAAATATTTGATCCTTGTCAAATATAATACTTTCAGGATTGGCTGGTCTCTCGACAAAGCCTTTACCAGAAAACGTAATATTTTTAAGGAGTCTACCTACCTTATGACCGTCATATTCTCCTGTCCCACCATATGCTCTTAAGTGCCTAGATAAGAAGGCAGTCTCTTCATTACGAGCTACAATATGATTTTGCATATTGGGGGTCTGGATAGCATAATCAAATCCACGGAAGATACACTCCATAGAAACATACATGTTACCTTCTTCTATCTTTCTTATTAATTCTTCAGCTCTAGACTTATACTCAGGGTCTTGCCACTGTCTATAAATAACAGAAGAAACTAAGATATGATAGCTGTCTGGCAGATTATCAACGGAACTTGCAGTGTCAATAAGATTAAACTCTTTATCGACAGGCCAGCTACCTATGATTCCACCAACTATTCTTTTTTCATCGTGCTCTAGATTAGCAGGTTTATATTTAGGGGTATTTCTAGCAGCCCAAACTTCATCATTTGGAAAAACATCGTCGTTTTTATTCCAAGAAGTAGTAACTAAAATCGAGTAACTATGATATATATCATCGTCATCTCTACCTGCACTAGCTAAGAAATCAGAAGCCTTCGAACTTAAAGCTTCGGATAGTACTGATGATTCAGTTAAGTCTCTGGTCCCTAACATTTGGGAAGCATATGCTACGGAAGCTTGGGATTTAATTTGTTCCGCTATTCCGTCAGACTTCTCTGAGTCATATATAATAATATCATTCATAAATCACCTCTTGTTTTTTTACACCAATTAGTGGTTTTTTTCTAGTTTTAGATAGCAGTAATAAGAAGCTCTTATACTTCTAATCTCTTCGATACTTAGGCGTCTACCAAAATCTTCAGATGCTTCAGTAATCCATTGATCACATTCATTATGTATACACATCCCATGTTCCGGCTTTTTAATTGATGCGAATATTAGCTCATCAGTTAAGTCAGACTTGTAATCCAAGTTACATAATATTTCAAACTTTATTTTTTCAGCCTGCTCAAATTCTTCACTACTTAAACTTCTCATATTCTTTTTATCAAACTGAGCTAGCAAAGCAGGGTTAACTGTTTTGGAGATCTTCTCCTGTGTCTTCTTAGCCCACAGCTCAATAGAAGCTTTAAGTGCAGGTTTGAAACCTCTAGGCTTCCTTTGCTCTGTGTCATTAGAATTTTTAGGCCTTCCGGGAACACCTGTGTTATCGTTTTCTTCAGGGAATGGTAGTTCTTGTTGCTTTGGAGTATCATCCTTCTTTTCTTCTCTTTTCTTAGTTCTCATTTCTAAAGCAGGTGATTCGCCGTCTTTTCTTTCATTAAGATCTAAACCTACTTCACTAGGAGTTGCAACACCTGTTTGTAAAGCAATCTTCTCAAGCCCATATTCTTTATCTACAGCATGATACGGGCTTACCTTTTCCTGCATAGCACCTCTGTCTCTTTGTTTAGTCTCGTTAAGAATTCTTTTCTGTTCAATCTCAGGTTTAGCTTTAATATTTCTCTGAACAAATTCATCACTAACAATATTTCTATCAGCTAAATTAATAAGCAGTTGAGCCATAGTAGAAGGATCTTCTAAGTGCATGAAGTCAAATTCTACTTGAGCACCAAATCTAAAACCCATAGATTTCTGAACTATTTGTATCTGTTCGTTCCAAAAACTCAACAATACAGATCTTACATAGTTAAGTCTTTCGGTTAATGTCTTCAATGAGATAAAGTTATTTGTTGTTCCAGAAGCTCCAAACGTTCCAGTTAGAGTTGGAGGTATTCCTAAGCATGAGTAAATAGACATAAGAGTAGGTCTATATTTTTCATCTCCTAGAAATCTTTGAACATCAGTTCCTGTTTCTATAAGCTCAATATCAGGACCCCAAACTATATCCATAGTTCCACCGCCTGTATTTGCACCAAGAATATCGCCTAAAGCGCTTGCAGCAGCAGCTGTAGGAGCTAGCTTGTGATCTAAACTACCAAGCTTCCAGACTCTTATTTTGTTGACAGCTCCATCTAATGCGGCTTTGTCAGCAAGTTTTAATTTTTGATATAAGATAAGATCGTCAAAACAGGCATAAGTCATGGGATCTGCCCATACTTGCCAATCATCTTTTTTATAATGATAAACAAAAGTTTTATCTGGAGGTAATAAAATTCCCTTATTGTTAGAAGGATCTAAAAGTTCATCTGGTATAGAATCTATTAAGTCTCTTTCTACTCCAGCTCCAGTTTGTCTTATCTTAACAAGCTCTCTTTTTAGACTAGAAGGTATATCCATTCTATAATTAAACTTACCTGAAAGCGAAGCTAGAGGTCCTCCAACTACATCTAGTAGCAGAGGATCAAGGAAAACATATTGCCAAGGCAACTCACCCTTTTTAAAGCTATCGTTTTTAAGAGTAGCCTTCATGTCAATCTCAGCTACAGTCTTCTGCATTTCGAGACGTTTGCTTTTGTTGATCTTAGCTGTCTTCATTCTGATTGGAACATTTGCTTCTCTAAACAGAAGATTGCAGAACCTTTCGGATACGGCCTTGCCTGCAACACGGGTAAACCAATCATTATAGAATCTTTCGATTCTTTTGTTTGGGTGTACAAGCCTTATCCCCTGACAAGCAAAGTCACCCATTAAGTCAATGGCATTTCTGATTAAGCCTATCTGCCTGTATGATTTTCTAGCGAAAGCAATAATTTCTTTCGGCTTAGAAGGAACCCTTTCGTTGGGTCTAAAATAATCGTAATCGGAGTTTCTTAATCCGGGACGACTGCCTTGATGTGTAGTCAAGTCTTTAAAGTTTCGACCATTGTTAGCAGATGTAAATGTCCCTAGAGATTGACTATACTTTGCTAGAGCTACATCTCTATCTTTAGTATCGTCTGAATCCCAGCTGACATACGCTGAGTGTTCTGCTAGGTATTCTAGATCTTTTTGTTTGCTCTTGGGATATTTGTTATTTGCCACTTTAAACTCCAATAAGTATTGTTTTTAGGTTTAATACCTATTATAATTACACCAATACTTAATTATTATTCCTCTTGACTACAAAAAAGCTATCCGAAGATAGATTTTGAGCCCACTCTGGACCCATATACATTTTTCCTGAATCTTTTCTTTCACCCTGCTCACCTACAACCAGACCTATATGTTGGTATTTTGGAGGAGGCAACTCTCTTTGAATGGTTCTGGCTATCATATTCGCTATAACGAGCGCGCTATAACGGTCTTTCCTCATTCTTCCTTTTTTACCTGTTCCTAATTTTACCTCTGGAGTATCCCACCTTTCTCTTCCTGCGGTGGTTATAGACATTACTACTGTAGAAAGCTCATCCTTTAATTCCTCAACTTCCATTGCAACGTCCTCTAATGTATCATAAAGCCTAAGAGCTGTAGAATCGCCAACCTTTTCTTTCATTTCTGTAAAAAATATCTTATCTTTTTCTGTCATCAAACTTAGGGTAAGTGTGTCAAATCTTGGGAACAATAAAACTTTGTCTTCCAAGTCTTTTCTCATTCCATGATTAGCGTTAGCTGTCCAGTCAGCTTTGGCAAAATTGCATAGTTCTAATATATGATCTCCAGCAAGATCATCAGTATCTTTTTTCTTCTTTTCTTCTATAATTGGATATATAGGCCTCTCACCTTCTTTTAGCTTGTCTAAATCTCTTAAACCTTCAGCTATTGTAAACCCTCCACCTTGAGAGTCTATGCCTACTCTAACGCAAGGGAATAGCTTAAGCAAGTCTCTTATCTTCCTAGCGCAGAAAGAATAATAATCAGAAGTTTCTGTAAGTCCAACCTTCTTTCTTCCGGCAAAATCTTTTTTATTGGTAGTCCAGCTAAATACAACTCTCTGATGTTCTGGATGTAGCTCTAATATTACGATTGCAAAGTTGTCATGTTCGGAAGCTGGGTCAATTCCCATAACGTAAGTCTTGTCTACGTTACCACGAGATATAACATCAAATGGCTGTGAACACCATGTGGGCCAACCGTTAGACGAAACATTCTTATCGCTGGCGACACAGGCGTGTATCAAGCTTCTTTTGAAAAAACCTTGACTATCAGAAGTAAAGCACGCCCCATACTCCATCTGATATATACCATTATGCATTGTAGCTCTCGATCTTGCAACCTGCTGGTCATCCATGAATCCCTCTGGTATAATCTCATAAGGAACTCTCATTATTGAGAAGGACTTCCAATCTAGTCGCTTCATGTAATCAGGTATGTCTTCTGGGTCCTCTCCGGCCTCCTGTGCGACTTTTTTGAAGTTTCCCCTGTTGAGTATCGTAGACTTGTATTTCTTCCAATACTCAGCGTATGGCTCAAAGTCATAACCAGCCGTTCCCGCTATAATAGACTGATTTGTTTTTCTATCCTTATAGGTGTCTTCAGAAACCTGTGTCCATACACCTTCATCCTGCATCTTCTTTCGTCTTGCAGCCTCTTTTACATTTTGTGTAGGGTTGCTAGAAACAGCAGCAAAACCTGCTACAACCGTTTCATAAATATGTGTTGGTATTGAGTTAAATTCATCGGCAATAATTGTGTGAGCACGAAGACCACGAATCTTATTTCCATCACCTAGAGGTACAGCCATTGCCCAACTGTCGTTGACTTTCATTGTACATCTGTCTACATCTCTACGAGGGCCGCTAGAATCTGAGCAAATGCTTTGTAGTATAGGAGCGTTTCTCCATATCGTGTCCATATATTCGAATATAACTTTGGATTGACGAAATGCAGCACCTACAATAACTATCTTAGTTCCGGGTATAAGAGTGCTTTTTAATAAACAGTATACAGCTAAAAGGAAAGATTTACCAAAACCACGAGAGGCTATATACATTGGGAATGGTCTTTTCCATAGTTCTCTGAGTATACAAGTTTGTATGGGTAGTAACTCTATATTAAATAGGGTCTTTACTGTCCAATGAAAATACTCAGGGTCTCTCATCTTTTTTAGAATATAAAGATGTAGATTGTTTTTATCATAGTCAGAAAGATTAGATAGAGGTTTACCAAAACCCTTTGAGTCTTCTTCTGTAAGTCCTAACCAAGCATTCTCATAAGATGTAATATCAATTGGCATATTTTTCATATACCTTTCGCATTATATAAAATGCTGTCTCTTCGGCCCTCTTCTTATTTCCACAAGCTATAACATGTACATCATGTTCAAGCCTAGCTGTTGACAGCACCCTCATTATATATTTGCCTTTTATTCTTATTGAGTTCCACTTAGATCTTGGAACAGAAGACCCCTCTGGATACCTTTCTATGTCGGCCCAACCAAACTCTAAGATTAGAAATGAATGTGGAAAAGTTCCCATCCTCTCTAGTTCTTTGAAAAATCTCTTTTCACTACAGTTACCGGCTAGTTCAGATACGCTTTCTTTTCTTTCTATGCATAATAGGTGCTCCATACCTTCTATAGCATAGTCACCTATATCAACTTTTGCCTTTGTAGTTCCAGAACAGTAAGCATTTTCATCATACCACCATCCATGACCGTCCTTCTCTCTTGTGTCTTTTATGACATGAAATCTAGTCATCTTCATCTTTCTTTTTTAATCTTTGAATGGCATCCCATTCAAGTATTTTATAAAAAAACGATTCATATACTTCTTCATTGTTACTTACTGCATCATGGCACTTCTTACATAGAGTAATCCCGTTAGTAACATCATATCTCATAGATGGATGACTTGCCCATTTCTTTATATGATGAACATGTAAATACTTTTTAGACTCACAGCCCGGATAACGGCATTTGTTGCCGTCTCTTTTCCGGACTGCTTTTCTAAACTCAGCATACGCTGCATCATCATAATTTCTGGAATTAGACCGGAAATGTTTCTTGGGCTTTCGCTTTCTCGGCATTAATGTCGCTTTCTACCATTCTATGTACAAGCTGTTGAAATGAAACTTCTCTTTCCCAACCGAGGACAGTCTGTGCTTTAGTTGGATCTCCTTTCAAGAACTCAACTTCAGATGGTCTATAGTATTGGGGGTCTATCATAAAGAAGTGTGTAATGTCCTCTTTTGGAATGTTGATATATTCAAAAGCATGAACCATAAAGTCATGCACGCTATATGTTTCTCCTGTAGCAATTACATAGTCGTCAGGTTCATCTTGTTGTAACATTAAGTGCATCGCATTAACATAGTCTTGAGCATGTCCCCAATCGCGAAACGCCTCTATATTCCCAAGCCGTAGTTTGGGATATGAAGACCTTCTTGAATGTATATAATCCTTGTCGAACTCAAAATGACGCGCTTCTGTATCGAGCCCTTGGGCTTCCGCCCAGTTTTTAAAACCTGCGACCCATTTTGTAATTTTACGGGTAACAAACTTTTCACCTCTTCTTTCGCTCTCGTGATTGAATAGAATTCCGCAAGAAGCGTGAAGTCCAAAGCCTTCTCTGTAGATCCGCACCAAATGGTGGGATGCTAGCTTCGCAGCACCATAGGGACTCTGAGGCTCAAAAGCTGTAGACTCATTTTGAAATTTTTCACCTAAATTCGTCATTTTTGACTCAGCAGGTATACTGTCCACAGAATAGTCAAAGTTCTTGCCAAACATTTCACTTGTGCTAGCCTGATAAAATCTTGTGGAAGGTGAGAAACGCCTAACAGCCTCTAGAAAATTCACAACTCCCATAGTGTTTACTTGAATTGTGTAGTTAGGCTGATCAAATGAGGTCTTAACGTGTGATTGTGCAGCAAGGTTATAAATCTCATCAGGTTTATATTTTTCGACTATTGTATATACAGATCCAGCATCTGAGATCTCAAACTCCTCTGTTGAAAACAACTCGTTATCGAGAAGGTGTTGTATTCTCCCAAAGTTTTCCGTGCTCGTCCTTCTTCTTAGACCTACCACCTGATAACCTTTAGAAACAAGTAAATCGGCAAGATATGAACCATCCTGACCGGTAATACCAGTAACAAGTGCGCGCTTAGGCTTTTTTGTTTTATTTTTATTTAACATTTCCCTTCGAGCATTGCGCTCTTCCTTTGTCTCCTCTCTGCCATCGAAATCAATAATAAATTCGCTCATTGTTTTAAATCCTCTTCATTTACAGTGTCTGAGTTTAGAAATGGTTGGTCTACACCTCCGTCCTCGTAGGTGTGGTATTCAGAAAGGCCATCTATAGCTTTATTGGCAGCTACACGATGGATTTCCATTGATTGTTCTTCACGCTTACGAAACTCCTCATTGTCAAGTTGTTTTAACCAAGCTGAGAAGTTTGTCTTTGCGTCTGCCGCATTACGCTTTCGTTGTTCCCTTGTCCCCTTTAAATCTTTAAGAAGCCGCTCCTTTTTTGTGAGAAGTTTCTCATGTTCATTAATATAAGCAGACTTACTTGCCATCGCAGCACCTAGTTGCGTCTGGAAACTAGAAATCGCCTGAGTGTCTTGCATATCAGTAGGTTTTCTTATTTCATCGTCAATAAGTTGATTAAGTCGAATGATATTCTGTAAAACCTCCTGACGATCCTCCATCCCACGATTAATTAAAACCTCGGTGCGAATTACCTCAAGAATCTGCATTTCCTCGGTATGAGTAACATCTTCTGTAAATTGTCTAAAATAGTCAATCCACTGATGCTCAAAAAATATAAGCTCAGGATTACTGAACTGTTTTCCTAATTCTTTATAGTAATATCGCCCCCGCAGGTTTATAAGTAAATGTTCCTCATCTGTTAGATCGCGCGCCCTTAAATTTTCCTTATCAATGAATTTCTGTACCGGCCCAGTAGTCCTGTTAAGACTCTCAGCCATTTCCTCAATAGAGAGATCAAAGCAATTCTGCCGAATGTAATCCATCTCCCCATTAGATAGTTTACCACGTTTGCGTGTCAATGTTATTCTCCTGCAAAACCCTACCTATTTCCTCTAGAAGTTTATCTCTCTTAATTTTAGAAAGTTTTAGATTGTTAGTAAATCTTATCCAATCCTCTCTGAACGAAACATGTAATTCACAGTCCAACAGTTGTAGGATCTCTTTGGTTTGGATAGTACTAAGAATGGTATTATCTTCCTCTTTTTGATCAAAATCTACAGATACACTATGCATTAGACTTTTCTTCGCATTATTCCTATCTGACCATCCCTTATATAAGGTGCATTCCATTTGGTCATCAAAAGCCATACATCTCTTATTTACAAAGAATTCACAAGTATCACAAGGCTTCTCTAATCTAGAGTAGTTATTCCTCTTAAAATTATACAGGCGATTTCTAACATGTGTCCATAAAAAATTCTCTAAAGGTCTCTTTCCATCATACTTTTCCATACCCTCCCATGCATATAGTCTGGCTTGCTGTTTCATGTCCTCAGCGGAATGGTAACCAAACTTAAATTTATAACAAAGGCGATCAGCGACCGTATTAATAATATCAATCACTTCAGTCTCGGTATAGTTATCCGGCAAAATCAAAAGTATTATTCTTCCCTGCCGCTACACTTGTTGTCACCACAGCATTTACGCTGCCCTTCTAGTACAGAAGCAATTGACTTTTCCTCTGATTGCTCTGAATTTTCTAATTCTTCTTGAACTTCCTGCTCAAGCTCCTCGGAGGCGGTTACTTTTAACTCTGACTTTACAAATTTTGGATCATTCATATTTTAAAACCCTCTTTAGTGTTTAATTGTTATATAATATTATATACACGAAAGACCACTTTTAGGGATATAAAATGAATATAAAATGGACAGATGAGGACCGGCAATTTATAAAAGACAATGCGGCGTTTATGAAAGACGCAGATATTGCCAAAGAACTAACAGAAAAGACGGGTCGAAAAGTAACATTAGATGCTGTCAGGAAAGTACGGCAAAAGCTTGGTATAAAAAAGAGACATGGTCGCGGAATATGCGGAGTAGTTAATGAGAATCGTGATGAAACTCAAGGAAACTCTTGATATTGTGCTCAAACAGCAATAGGGGAACGACCACTTTTATTTAAATCAAATGACCACTTTTTTAAATATTACTTCCTAGAATTGTTTAGACCACCTACTAAATATTGATAAATGGCACGAGAGGATACTTCATTTTATAAAAACCCCCCTTTTCAACCGGCGATTAGAAAAAAAAGTGATAAAATATGATTTTTAACTAACTATACACTTGACATTGTGCCGATATATGTTATACTTAGATATAGTTAAGGATTAGAGATACCCCACCCTATAGGATAATACAATGATAGATGCAAGTATGTTTTATGGAATAGTAGTCGGTAGTGTGTTGGCTATAAATATTCTTTACTGGTTACATAAAAAAGATTTGCTATAATTATAAAAAAAGTTAAGATTGCTCTTGACAAATGCCGATAATTATAGTATAATAGAAGCATGTTAAACGAAAGGAAAAATAACATGACCAAGAACGAAGCAAAGCTAGAAATATTCAAGATTGACCGCCGAGTTGAAAAGCTAATCGAACAGCACAAGTATGAGTTAGGCGAACACAATAAAAGCTGTATCGTCGATGAGATGTGCAGCTTGTGGCGGGAAAAAGGAAGGTTGCAAAATATCATAAATAGTTAAAGATTGCCCTTGACAAAAAAGGCGCCACGCCCCCCGCCGGCGTCCTTAATGAGACTCGTTCTCAATAAGAAAAAAGATTAGATTATTCTGAGAAAATAGTCACCTAGTGACCTAACGTGTCACGACCATAGGCGATAATATATATATAGCAAGTAAGGAGCTAAGACATGATAAACAATCGAAAAGCCGCACAACTAAAACACAATGCAAGCGTCAAGCGTCACGCCGATGTGTTCACTGGATGCTTATCAGCCGGCACGCTGAAGCAAATACATAAGAAAATAAAACCCCTAAAAATATTAAAAAAAGGCTAAAGACCTATTGACAAATTGGTCGATATATGTTATAATAGGGTTATCTTAATCGAAAGGAAATAAAATGAATAATCGTTACCTAGTAC